ACAGCAGTACGAAATGGAGGTATCCGTTTATCGGATGAGCGTAAGAAAGAGATAATAAATAGTATGGAACAGAAATGGGATTCTGCTGAAGGGACAAATAATCCACCACCTCCCACCGTTGCAGAATATTTCGGTTTACCCAGTTGTAAGGCAGTAAAAAATGGTAGCGATCCAAGAGTTAAGATATCGGGTGATTGGGTAGATCCAGAAGTATTGGGACTCGAAGGTTGGGTGAACATAGATTTGGACGCAAAGGTATATCTGATGCGTTTTCAAAAGAAGGTTGGTGGACAGTTGGATGTAGTCAACGGATGGAGAACCGAAGAATATAACGAAGAAGTAGGTGGATCTCCAGAATCGTCTTATTTAAGTGGTATTGCTTTAGACGTAAAACTTGCAGGCGATTCTGATGATTGGATTCAATCAGCATATGAAAGTGGTTTTGGTTATGCAAATGTTAAGGGCAGTAATATCCACCTAGATCTGACACGAAGACCGAGGCCAGAATAAATGACCGTACAGGTATACACACCGAGAACTAAGAAGCCGGTTCTCTACTCTGATATCCGAAAGGATTTGGCGCTTAGCCCTATCAGTTCGGATATTGCTGTATTGAAGGACGAAGATTCTGTAAAAGAAGCAATCAAGAATCTAATCCTTACAGACCCGGGTGAGAGACTCATGCAACCATTCATTGGTGGAGGTATTAGAGCTCTACTGTTCGAAAATATAACGCCTGCGGTCATCAAATTAATCGAAGATAGAGTAACTACTTGCATTGAAACGTATGAACCTAGAGCAGAATTGATTGATGTAACTGTGTCTTCAAATATCGATGATAATAAAGTGGGTGTACTGATAAGATTTTTTATTCAAAGCAGACAACAGCCAATCACGCTCAACGTTATTTTAGAAAGGATAAGATAAGATGGCAAATCCTAAAACACCAATAACAGAACTCGATTTTGGTGCGGCCAAACAACAACTCAAACAATATTTGAGAACGCAAACACAATTCAAAGACTATGACTTTGAAGGCTCGAATATGAGTGTGCTGCTTGATGTTCTGGCGTATAATACGTTTCAAAACAATTTTTATACGAACATGGCAATCAACGAAATGTTTCTTGATTCTGCCGTTCTTAAGAATTCGATTGTTTCTCATGCAAAGGAATTGAATTACCTACCGAGATCTCGTAAATCAGCAAAGGCTGTTGTAAATGTAACCATCGTAGATCCCACAGAAACATCACAGACAATTGAGATCCCGAGATTCACAGATTTCTCGTCTAATTATCTGGGTGAGAATTTTAACTTTGTGACAGATCAGACCTACGTTGCTAGAAGGGTATCTGTTGACGAGGCTGCTGGCATTTTTGCTGGTACATTTATTGCTGAAGATGTCGAACTCTTTGAAGGTCAGACACTTACAAGTTTTCAGAGAGAAGGTTTCATTATTGACGCAGATGGAAAATTAAGGGTACAGCTGACCAATGACAATGCTGATATCGATTCTCTGGTAGTGTACGTTGATGCAGAAGAGACTGAAGATAAAAATATCTTTACCCGAGCAAATTCAATCTTTGGTGTACGGCCTGATGATAAGGTATTTTATGTCGAAGCATATTTTGACAATTCCTACGCCATCTATTTCGGTGGTAATAATTATGGCTTGCAGCCAGAACCATTCGAAGATGTAAGAGTTCAATATAGAGTAACATCTGGTGAAGAGGGTAATGGAGCATTTAGTTTTAGTACCGGATTTAGAGAGGGTGAAATTTCTGTAGAAACCGTCTCTCCAGCACAAGGCGGTTTAGAAAGAGAATCACTTGACAGCATTCGTTATTTTGCACCCAAATCATTGCAGATCCAAGACAGAGCAGTAACGACAAAAGATTATGAAATTCTGTTGCAACAAAGATTCCCAGAAATCACGGCAGTATCTGCATATGGTGGTGAAGACTTAGATCCACCTCAATTTGGTAGAGTTGCAATCTCTGTATTCTTGCAAGATGATGCACAGCTAATTTCAACGACACTTGCAAATACATTTATCGAATATCTAAAAGAAAGAAGCCCTCTTAGTATTGAGCCTATTTTCGTACAGACACAATTCTTATATGCTGACATTCACGCGAAGATTAACTATACTGGTAAATTATCTCAGAAAACACCACAAGAATTTGAGGTTATGGTTAGAAACGCGATTCAAGCATATTCTGATAATAATTTGGAACAATTCAATGCGACATTAAGATCATCCAAGCTTGCCTCTTCTATTGATGCACTAGACACAGCAATTCAAAGTTGTCAGCTTGATATTATGCCAATCATTCAATACTCTCCGGTGTTGAATGTGGCAGCTAATCCAAGATTTAGATTTGAAACAGAATTGGTAAAACCATACCCATTCAGATTAACGAACGGATTTAATGATTACAAACCTGCAATTAAGAGTAGTGTATTCGATACCACTGGTGGTGTTTGTGTATTCATCCAAGATGATGGTGAAGGTAAATTGCAGCTTGTTACAGATAATCTTACAAATCCGCAGATTGTAAATCCAAATGCTGGAACTGTGGATTATGAAACCGGTGATGTTCGTTTATCAAAATTGATTGTAGAGGATTATCCGGGCCAAGCAATTAAGATTATGGCAAAGACAGCATCCGACGATATTAAATCTCCCACAGGCCGAGTTTTCATTATTCGTGATTCTGATGTTAGATTTAGTGCAATTCGTGAGGATAGTGATGCTTATGGTAACCTCGATGGAAATATTAGTAGAACATCAACAACTACGTACTAGGGACACTCCCAGATGGCGGTAATAGAAAATAACATATCGTTCTTTATCCAGTCTCATTTTCCTGCTATCTATAGGGAGAACGGCGAAGAGCTCGTTGAGCTTGTAGAAGAATATTATAAGTGGTTGGAATCGACGGACAACCAATCGATTTATAATGCAAGAAGAATGTTTGAATATCGGGATATTGATACTACTCTCGAAAAAATGCTTATCTTCTTCCAGAAAAAATTCTTAGCAGATTTACCTCTGAAAGAAGAAACAATCAGATTTGTTACTAAAAATATTCTTGACCTTTACCGAAGAAAGGGAACACCAGCAGGTATTGAACTTTTCTTTGCTTTATTCTATGATGAATTTGATGCTGAAATTACTTATCCAGCTAGGTTTATGTTTAAGGTTTCCGATTCCAATTGGAAAAATGGCATATACCTACAGATGTTCCCTAACAAGAATAAATTTGTTTCTAAAACAGATGTTATATACACCTACAAAGATCTCCTTAGCAGAAATATATTAGGCTCTTCTTCAGGTGCAGTTGCAGCTGTCGATAAAATCAATTTTATCATTTTAAATAATATTTTGACACCCATCATTTATATTGATGAGGTGTTGGGTGTATTCGAAAAATACGATGACCTAATTACTACCATTAACGGCGAAGAAATTTCTTTTGGTCGTGTTGCTGGATCTTTAAGCGCAGTTGAGATTGATACTGGTAATAAAGATGCTAGTACTGGCCACAAGATTGGTGACATATACAATATAAGAACCACTACTGGTAAGGGCGGAGAGGTGATGGTGACTGAGGTCACTGATGATCTATCTGGTAGTATTAATTATGAAGTAGAAAATGGTGGTTTCGGTTACACGATTGAAAATACCAGGCTGATTGTTTCAAATCAATCGATTCTATTCAATCAAGCAGAATATGATGCAAACAAAGATGACTTGACATTTACTCCGTTTGAAAGATTAAGAGATTTTGCTGGAAATGAAGCAATTGTTGTAGGACAAGCAGATAATGTTGTAGGTATTGAGTGTGATGCTAGTGCTGGACTTCATGGTGAATTTAGTATTAACAGAGTAATCCTTACCGTAGATCGATCTCCGAATATAACAATTAATCCTAGCTGGGTTGGACTTGTTACACCTAAGAATATAACATCACCTGGTGATATGTACGTTGATACCGGATTAGAAAGTGATGTGAAAGTCTTGAGTCTTGACAATGCAACAAACATCAATATTATTACCGATCCGATTGCTAATTTTATTGAGAATACCGAACCCGGTGGTCTTGCGTCTGCTCCTGTTTTCCTTAATTCAACTAATTATAATGATGTACCACCTGCTGCGGCACCAATGTCAGGTACAGCAGATCCGGTAACGCTAGCAACACCATTGAATCAGGCTTTCAATATCGAAACACTTACCATTGGTTCGATACGAGAATTTGAGAATATCGACCCTGGCAGAGATTACACATTTGATGTATTTGCTCGAGCAAAAGATGATGTGTTTTCAACACTTTCTAGGAGGCCTCAGATTATCAGTTTCGATGATCCTGCTTCTGCTGGTGTATTTGATGTTGGAGAAATCGTTGAAGAAACTAATTCGGGCCGCACCGGTATTGTTACAAAAACTAATACACAGCAAGGCTATATTGGATTAATACCTTACGACTATTATGGGTTCTCAGCAGAGAACGAAATTATAAGAGCAAATGGTAATATACCTATATCTCAAGCAGGAGATGATCTGACTGAAGAAATTTTAGGATTAAACGCCATTATAGATGCAGAGACACAATTTTCTATAGGTAAGATTTCGAAGGTTGCAGTAATCGATTCTGGTTTTGGCTATGTTACTGGCCAACTTGGTGAAATATTTGATGACGACAATGATATTAAAGCAATAGGTACAGTATTTGCCGAGACACAAGGTAGTACCAGTGGATTCTGGTCTGAATTTAATTCTCATATAAATGGGTATCAGGATCTTCCAGTCGATCTGAACACTCCAATATTACCCACAGAAAAACTCGTAGAACAGCTTGAGGTATTTGTCGCGGGAGTAGAACCTACAGTTCCCCCAGAGCTTGGATTGTGGGCAAACACAGTACATTCAGATGGGTATTCATATTTTGATTATACACTGAATGGGGAAATCAATGCAGCAGATATAACACAGCTGAGAAAACTTTCTGACGGTGCTGAAGACGTTGCTCAAGACACAATTGATAGATGGAATAATGTAGTTGCACCGAGTCTTAAATCTCAAGTTTGGTACAAGACGTATCCAGAATACTATGTGGTCTTACCAGAAAAAATATATTATGATTCTGCAATGAAGATTCAAGATAGTGATTTCTATCAGGAATATTCATATCAAATTAAATCGACTCTTGCTAAGCAAGAATATGAGAAATTGCTAAAAGAGAATGTTCACCTTGCTGGAACGAAGATGTTCGGTGACTTTATCTTTAAGGCATTAATAGGTTCACCTCAAGAAATGAGGTTTAGAAGAAACTTTAATACACCGGGGCCCACATATAATAATGATGGTACCGTCGATGATGGTGCACCACCTGGGTCATTACCGGTGCTTATTGATTCACCAGATTTGGAGACACTTACAGTAGATGTAATCAATCTAAGAGTCGATAGAGACGATGTAACCGTAGATAATGATTCTACAGTTTAAGATAAATAGTTTAAAAATCTTTTAGGAGAAATCATGTCAAAACAAACTGTCAATATTGGTACTTCTGCCAACGACGGTACCGGCGATCCTCTCCGCACAGCATTTGATAAGACCAATGATAATTTCGTAGAATTATATAATGCGCTGGGTGGAAACGATATCGTAAACCTCATTAATAATGATGAGGAAATTGAGCTCTTATCTACAGCAAATAAAATTTCGTTTTTATACAATACAGAGGCTCAGCTACTTGACGTAGATCCTACCTCACATCACGGTTGTATTGCTCATGCCCACGATACCGGTGCACTGTATTATGCTCATCAAGGTGAGTGGAGAAAGTTACTAACTGATAATGCAAATACGGCCGCACCAGTACCAAGTTATACTGATCCTTTGGCAAGGCATTCTTATGGTGAAGCAATTACAGGTTCAGAAACTGATGGTTATATCTTACAGACAAATGCTGACGGCACTTATCAATGGGCAGCTCCAGGTGATGTAACAGGTGCAGTTAGAAATATCTCAGAATTAGACGATGTTGTTCTAATCAACCTGAACGCAGGTCAGACTTTGAAGTGGAATGGTTCTAATTGGATCAACGATTCAGATTTAACTGGAAGTGGTGGTTCTGCTAGTTTTACAGGGCTGACCGATACACCGGCTTCACTTGGAAGCGCTGGTCAATTTATCAGAGTTAATTCTTCTGGTAATGCGCTAGAATTTACTGCTGCTCCCTCTGGTGGAGGTGGTGCAAGTGTATTGAATGATTTGACCGATGTTTCTACAGCAGGGGCATCTAGTGGACAAGTATTAAAATACAACGGTAGTAGTTGGGCCCCCGCAGCAGATGCAACTGGAAGTGGTGGCGGTACTCTCAGTAGAACAACAGAGACTGTGACTACAAGTGGATTAATTGGTAACCAGCAAGATGTGGTGATGAATTTCAACAATGTAGGTTCTTCATTTATGCTAATGAAGGTTCAGGTAAGCCATGCAGTTTGGTTCAGAATATATGTTGATGATGCTGCTAGAGCAGCAGACATATCAAGAGTACAGGGTGATGATATTGCTGATGGTGAAGGTCTTATTGCTGAATTCATTTCAAATGGAGCAGAAACTTTTGATATTACACCAGCCATATTAGCATATTCTAATTCCGGCTCGAGTCTTAGGTGTGCAATAAAAAATGACTCTGGTGGTGCTCAAACACTATCAGTTACCCTTACCGGAATTATCTTAGAGGCATAATTTTATGTCAAAGGAAGCATATACAGTCGTCTTTGAATCTGGAGTTGATGAAAATCTATTTTTCGATTCGGGCGACGGCCGAGATATTGAGGTCATAAGTAGACTATCGTCGATACCCGGTGTTGCTAGTGTTAAGCTTGACGAAGAAGAAAAAACATCTCTTTTAGAAAGTGCAGAAGTAAAAAATCTTGAAAAGGCAAAAATGCCGGTGAAGTTTTCTACTGCTTTCTATGATGGACCATGGCCATCCACAGTTGTTAATACCGATTTGGTTGGAGGTGCTGATCTTACAGCACCCCCAGTAAGTAATGGTAATTCTTATGATTATCAACCTCTCGGCAAGGCTCTTATGTCATCCGTAAACATCACCGCATCTTCAGGTCCAGCTGGATTTCATTCCTACCAAGGTGAAGATAATTTAGTCACTGCAAACTGGGAACAAGTACCTGTAGGACGATATGTTGATATCGTTTGCATTGAAGCTGGTGTACCACCAGACACTTCATATAATAGTAGAGAATACTATTTTGATTTTGCTGAATATGATCCTCGAACATGGAATCTCACATTAACTCCAAATGGCTCATCAAATTGGATTGTAAGTGGTACACACAGAGGTGGTACACTTTCCAGTGCCAATAATCCAACACTAATATTTCATCCAGGCGATACAGTTAATTTTACCAATAATGCTAGTAGTTCTCACCCACTAGAATTGGTAGATGGTTCGGGCAATCAATTGCCCTTGGTAGATAACCAAGGTGCGGCAAATGGCGAGACACTCACATATAAAATTTCTAAATGGGGCAACGGTGGAATTCAATTCTACTACAGATGTACAATACACACCGGCTCGATGGTCGGAGGTGTAAACCTTAGCTTAGGTGCGAATTCAAAAATTGTTAAAATGGATTGGAGCAATTATGATTCTGCGATGAATGAACCGGGCAATAACCAGATCTCAAATCCATCAGCTGGATGGCTAGATGAACATGGTATCGGTGTAATGAGTGCTGCAGCAGGGAGAATAAACAGCTGGGCAATAGGTTCCGATGTTCGAGTAATATACATTCAGGATTATGATACCTTGGTCGCCTACAATGCAGTATTAGAGTGGCATAAAGCTAAAGCTGTAAATTCAGAAACTGGTAAAAGAAATGCTACAATTTGTACCGGGGCCTGGGGATTTTCGGACGAATATTATGATAAGGCAGTACCCATTGATAATATTACAACTCTCACTTATTACAGTGATGGTGGTGGAGCTACTACAGTCAATAGACCTGGTGGTGGCTGGGGAAATGATTATTCAGCATTTGAAGCTGCACACATGGCACCAAAGCAATTCCAAGACCCATTTGACAATGTAAAAAAATGGTGTATCATAGTACCAAATTCTACTCAAAATAGTGCTCTTAAGGCAGCCAATGTAGCATTTGACAATGTTACCACTGCCGGCCATAGCCCAATTTATCACTTTCGATCAATAGGTAATGCTGGCAATGTTTTTGCCAAAGAAGGTACTCCACAGTGGGATAATGAATTTACTGCGAATGGTCGAATTATCAATATTTCTACCTCAGGTTTATCCGTGAGTGGAGGTAGTAGTTCTTCCGTATCCAATGTAGTATATTATCCACTGCGCGTTGGAGACAATGGTATGGAAGAAGAGATTAGTATCGGAGCATATCAATGCAGCCAATTAAAGCCTTATGTTGATTTTTATAGCACGAGGGGCCCGATTGTAGATCTATTTGCTCCGGGCAATCATTGGTATGGGCCATATCATAGGTATGGTAATCCAACTGACCTTTTTAACCAGTCAGGTACTACCAGCATTAATGGTGAACTAATGGGTTATTTCATTGGAACTAGTTGTGCCGCACCAGTTGCTGCTGGAGCTGGAGCTCTATTTGTTGAAGATTATTACTCTAAGACGAGAAGCTATCCCTCAATAGCAAAGCTGAGAGAAATAATGCAAAATTATGCAGCGCACAGATTAGAAAGTATGAATCAGATTGACTGGTCAAACGCGCCTACTGCTACCCAAACAATCATAAGCCCAGCAGGTGAACTAGCTTGGCCCGGGCCGACAGTAACATATTCAGACCCAGGATCGGCTTTTCAACCTGTACATGCTACGTATCTTGGTTACAATTTAAGCACGGGTGGTTCCATGATTATGCAAGATTTATTCGGTTCAAAGAATCTTTGTACTTTCTTGCCCAAGGCAATCTTACAAAGTAATGGAAAATTCATTAACTCTAATGGTACTGGAATAAGGCGACCAAAGCCAGGAAGAACCGGCATGATGTATCCTCGTCGTCGACTTTCAATACAGAAATAAAATATAAATAACCAATATCGTTTGGGATTGAGATGGTAACATGCCAGAGATTTTAACTTCAGAATATAAGACAGATGCAACACGACGGTTTGCACAAGACGTGCAGACAAATAACTACTATGTGTTCGTATCTTCTATTAATGAATTTGTACCTGATGATACACAGGTAGCTAAGAATACGTTCTTGGAGCGAGTAATTTTTGGCAAAAAAATAAGACCAGAAGATACTCATTTCATGATTAAATATTATCCTTGGCAGAGAGATGAAGTATTTGTACAATATGATGATACAGTACCTCTAGACTCCCAGAGATTCTATTGTGTTGTGGGCCCAAATGATAATGATACCGGAGATTATCGTGTTTATAAGTGCCTGTTTAACAATTATGGAGCAGGTGTACAAAGCCCCCCGGCATTCAACGAATCTTCAGATGACCAGATATACCGAACAGCAGATGGTTACATTTGGAAATTCATGTATGTTGTATCTGCACTAGAAGAAGACGCATACAGTCATATTGGATATCTACCGCTGGTTGGTACATATGACCAAGACCCGTCACCATCACCCAACGGAGGTGGAGGTGTTTCTGATATTGTCGTGGAAAATAACGAAGATAATTTTGGTTATGTGGAAGAAACCGGTAGGGTAACAGAAAGAGCAATAACAAACAGTACAATACAATATGTTCCAGAGAGTACATTCAACCCTCGTGGTAATTATTATAACGGTCAGTCGATATACTTTACAAACCCAGATGGATCGACTTATCTTTACAGAATTACTGGATATAATTACGACGATACAATTAATAAGGGATTCATTACTCTCGACCAAGATCCCGTGGTACAAGGTGGTGGAACTTCAGTAATTAAAGAAGCTGCAACCTTCAGCATCTTCCCTACGGTTGATATTAAAGGTGATGGTACCGGTGCTGTTGCTATTCCAAATATCATCGATAATACAATTGCGTCAATTATCGTACTTGATCCAGGTACTGGTTATAATAATGCAACTGCTACAGTTGTTGATCCAGAGAATGATTTCAATCCAGAGGGAACCAACAGTACCGATGTAAGAGCTCAGATTCGTGCAATATTGACACCAAACGGTGATCACGGATACAATTTAATCGATGAATTTAAGTGTAGACATTATTCTTTATATGCGTATATTACAGGAGATGATAATAATCAAATCGGTGCCACCAATACTTACGGCTGTGTAGGTATCGTAAAGAATCCAGAATTCTCCTCGGTATCGCCTCCTATCGTATTCGATAACAGGATTGGGGTTGTTAGTGAAAATATAGATAGAATAGTGGCCAACACATCGGTGGTACAGATAAACTCTGATAACGATATTACATTCTCTGGTAGAATTCACGAAATTGATGAATCAGCAAATACATTTTATATTGCTGAATATATGGGACCATATGTAAATGGAACTGATGGTAATGGCGATACATCGCTTGATCTGTCACTAACATTTAGAAATGATACAGGCCAGATAATTGAAATAAACACACCTCAAGTAGATAATGTGACCTTCTCCCCTTATGTACAAAGAAGCGGAAAGATTTATTTTATGGAGAACTTTAAGCCATTACCGAGAACAGAAGGGTCAAGAGAAGAATTTAAGTTCGTACTAGAATTTTAAGGAATCGGATTAAAAATGCCAATTAATACAGATCTCAATGCAGCACCATATTTTGATGATTTTGATTTAGAAAATCAATATCACCGTGTGCTGTTTAAACCGGGCTATGCCGTTCAAGCAAGAGAGCTGACACAGCTGCAAACAATGTTGCAGAGTCAGATTGAACAGTTTGGCGATAATATCTTTAAAGAAGGATCTATCGTTAAAGGTTGTAACTTTACCGAATTAGATGATCTTCAGTATGTACGACTTCAAGATACGTGGATCCCATATGATGCTAATGGTGTTGCCCAAGCTCAAACTGGTTTTGATCCTAGAGCATATGTGCCACAAAGAGTAACTGTAGTAGCAGAAGGTGTAGAAACAGAGTTTGATGAAATTTATCAGTTGACTGGTGAAACGTCTGGTCTTCGCGCAAATGTAATTGCAGCTGATCAAGGAGTTGAGGTTCGAACTCCAGACCTCAACACATTCTATATCAACTACCTAAATTCGAACGAAACAAATAACTATCGTGTTTTCCAGCCTGGTGAAGTTCTGACACTTTCTTTGCTGAGATTCAAAGCAGGAACACAAGATCCTGCCGCAGGCCAAGGACAAGCAGTAATACAGGGTAAAGTAACGACAACCAATGTCGTAACCACTACTGGCAAATCTTTTGGTATTCAATCTGCTCCTGGTATTATTTTCCAAAAAGGTCATTTCCTTTTTGCTGATGCTCAAACACTTGTCGTTTCGAAATATAATAATTTACCAAATGATGTTAACGTAGGTTATAACGTACAAGAATCTACGATTGCCGCAATTAATGATGGTTCTTTGTATGATAATGCAAATGGCTCTAGGAATGAGAACGCACCAGGCGCTGACAGATTAAAACTGGTTCCATCTCTCACAGTTCTAACCTCATCCGAAGCAGAAACTGCTGCTGATTTCTTTACACTGGTCCGCTACCAAAACGGTAATGCAATCACACTAAGAGACGTTTCTCAATATAACGTATTAGGTGATGAGCTTGCCAGAAGAACATATGAAGAATCTGGTAACTATGTACTAGAGAAATTTCCATTAGGTACAGATGATCGTATTCCTGCCGGTGCTTCAAATACTGAAGTTTATGCGGTTCTAGGATCTGGTATTGCATATGTTAAAGGCTATAGGGTAGAAAATTCTGCTGACAGATCATTTAAGATTGATCAGATCGTTGAAACTGAAACTGTTTCAAACCAATCGATCTCTTTTAATTACGGTGGTGGCTATCCCATAGACTATAATAATGGTACGAATTGGGTTTCTTCAGGAACAACCGATATAGATTGGCACTCGGTTATTTTAAGAGATCCATTATCATCAAATATGGGCTCTGCAGTTGTATATAATATTACACCCACAGAAGTTTATATGACAGGTGTTGAAGTGAATGGTGGAGAATTTGGCAACGATATTCATGAAATTTTTGATAGTAATGGTGCCATTGTTTTTGATGGTGATTTCGGTGTAACACCGGGTGAAGGTGGAACTTATCAAAAACAATCTGGAAATGAAGCACTCATTTTTCCCACTGGTCATCGCAGTCTTTTCTCAACCGAAAAAATGGCCATCCCCGTTAGAGTTCGTGAAAATGTAAGCGGCATTACAGGTAATACAATCACAATTAACGCGAACCCCGGCGAAGATTTCAATTGTAATAATGATGAAGTCCTAGTTGTAGGTAGTGGTCCTTCACAAGTACGGGTTATCAGTGTTGCAACAGCTTCTAATAACAGCCAATTAATTATTGGTTGTAATCCTGCAGATTCAGTTGGCTCACAAGCAACAGTATATTTCAATAAGAGACTTGTTGGTAGTACCGTAGACGGTGTATCTCCATTTGATAAAGTGGTTCGAACACCATATATCAGACAGACTTGGAACGCAAGCCAATCAAAATATTCTTTAGGATTCCCAGACGTATTTGATATTATCAGTATTACAGACGCAAACGGTGTTGATGTAACTGAAAGTTTCAGATTGATTTCTAACCAGAAAGATACCTACTATGATATTTCATATATGGAATATATTCCTGGTCGACCGCAGCCTACAGGCTCAATGTTAATTCAATTAAAAGTATTTGAAATTAGTCAAGGCTCTGGAGAATATTTCTTCACGATTAATAGTTATCCATCAACATTAGATCTATACGATATTCCGGTCTATAAAGCCAAGAATGGATCATCATATAATCTGCGAGAATGTCTTGACTTTAGACCCTACGTAGATAAAGATTCGAATGTAGATTATACCGATGATGTTGCTGCAGCATCTGTTCCTTCTTCTGCTGTTGGTGACAACTCAAAAGTATTCACTACAATAACTCCAATAACCCCAGCTAGAAATGCCTCTGCCACCGCAGAGATAACATATTATCTTCAAAGGGTAGATACGGTTGCTTGTGACTCTTATGGGGGAATTAAATTAATTAAAGGAAGGGAAGAAAAGCTTGCGGCACCTCCAACACTAGATCCCGATCAGATGGCTCTCGGCCACGTGTTTGTACCCGGCTATCCTGCTCTTTCGGAGAGAGAAGCAAGTAGAACAGGAAGAAAGGCTTACGGTGTCCACACAAAAACTAGTGGAATCAAAGCATTTACCATGAAAGATATGCACAGTCTGAGTAAACAGATTGATCGACTATCTTACTACGTTTCTTTGAGCCAACTTGAATCTTCTACACAAAATATGTTTATTCCAGACGAGCTTGGCCTAAACAGATTTAAGAATGGTTTCATCGTAGATCCTTTCAACGATCTTACCGTTGCTGATGTATCGGACCCATTCTTCAAAGCAGCAGTACCTTTTAATCAAAAGATATTGACGCCTGCCTTGAAAACATTCCCAATCGATTTGGTTTATAAGACAAGTTCTGGTGCTTCTATTTTCCCAGCACCAAGTAATCCCAAGGCAGCAACTCTGGGTAGAGATGCTAGTGTAGAAATTCTTTCTCAAACTTATGCAACTGGATTTAGAAACTGCGTAAGTAATGCTTACAGTTACAGAGGTGTTGGTGAAATTTCACCTCCATACGATGCGGCGTATGATACTACAGTGAATCCAGCAGAAATCAATATTGATATGACCGCTGCATTCACGGATTTCGTCGATAATCTCCAAGAGTTTATTCCTCTTACCGATGTGACCACAGAAAGAGTTGTGGGGCCGTTAGAGACTTGGAATGATGTCGGACCTGGTTGGGCTCCCCCAAGAATGGCTAATTGGGGTAACTGGGGTGATTTCCAATTCCCAGGTGCTGGAAACACATTCACCCAGAGAATTGAAACGACAACCAGAAGCATCGAATTGAATCAAGCTGCACAAGTTCAGAATATTCAGGTTGGAGAATTCGTACGGAATTTCAATTTTGAACCTTATATGGCTGGCCGAGACGTTAAGATTTATATGTCGGGTTTGAGACCAGATGCAAGACACTGGTTCTTCTTTGATGGAGTAGATGTTAATCCTCATGTGTTCCCAGGTACAGAAGCAGACAGAGCACAAGACGTGGAGAGAACAAAAGCCGGTGGTGTTGAGGTTACCACAGATTCTAATGGCGTATTAAGAGCGGTCTTTGCTATTCCACCAGAGACGTTCTTCGTCGGTGATCGTGTCCTTGAAATTGTAGATGTCGACACATATGATCAGATAGATTCTGCTGCAATTTCGAAAGGATTTGTCACATATCGAGCCTATAACTTCTCCGTAGAAAAGACCTCTGTCGGTGTATCTACAAGAGCACCAGATTTCGATATCAACACATCATCTTCTTTCAGAAATGTGGTAAGACGTATTCCTGCTGGAGATCCTCTTGCTCAAACATTCTTTATTAAGAAAGGTATGGGTCAAGGTAGTAACAGTATATACATTTCCAATATTGACTTGTTCTTTAAGCGTAAGAGTACAACCAATGGAGTTACTGTTGAACTGAGAGAAGTGGTCAACGGCTATCCTTCTGGTCAAGTTCTTCCATTCGGAAAGGTCCATAAGTTACCTGGTGATGTAAATGTGTCAGACGATGCTTCTGTAGCAACAACATTCTCATTTGATGCACCCGTGAGAATGGATGTTGAAAAAGAATATGCAGTATCAATTAAACCTGATGCTCAAGATCCTAATTATTTGGCATTCATCTCTCAAGTCGGTGGTGTTGATTTGACACCAGGTGATACCCAAGGATCTGCAATTGTTCAAGACTGGGGTGACGGTGTTCTCTTCAGTTCTACTAATAACAGTGCTTGGAGATCTTATCAAGACGAAGATCTGAAATTCACTCTGCGTAGACATAATTTTAATCAGTCTACCGGTAGTGTAACACTCACAAATAATAAGAATGAATTCTTTACACTATCCGGTGGTAATGGCAGATTCAAGTTGGGAGAAAAAATCTATCAGACAAAGTCGAGAGATTCAGCAACAACCGGTAACCTTGGACTTTCTGATTCAGGTGGTGCAAGAGTTACACTAACTGGTACAGCACTTGATCAAACCTATTTCGATGGTGATTATATTATCCTAGAGGTAGGAGGTGATAAAGACATCTTTAGAGTTGAGAGTGTACCTGGAGCCACTTCCATCATTGTGAACAAACCAGTAAACCTTGGTGCAGGGCCGACATTTATAGATACTGGAATTCAACACTCTCCGGTGGTTGTGGGTGAGATTTCTTTCTGGGATCGTAATGATCCTACTAAGATGCATCTAGAGGCAAGCACTGCTAATTCTACACGATTCTTTACCACTGGTACCATCAACGGCTTGGATAGTGGATTTACTGCAACAATCGATTCGGTAGATAATATTAATCTAAGTTATTTCCAGCCCATGATAATGAAGGCTTCTGATTCATCATCTAAGACCAGTGGCTTCGGAACATTCAACCCTTATGATGATGGTAGTACAACTTATTCGATGCCGATTAGATTCAATGATAATAACCACTTCAATGTAAGAGGTACTATATTATCAAGTGCAAGTAATATTGTAACGAATCCAAACAGTACTGCTGAGTTTTCATTGACTATAGAGATGGAAAATTCGGGTGATGTTACTTCCACACCTTTCGTAGATGTGGAAGTTTCGAAAATGATTGCATATCAATATCAATTAAAAGATACAAGTGCACCGGGTTACAGCCCTCTTTCCAACCCGACCTCGATGTATATTTCAAAAGTAATCGAATTAGCACCAGAACTGGATGCTGAAGATATTTACGTAGCAACAACGGAATATAGACCACCTGGTTCCACAGTCAAAGTTTATATGAGAGCACAAAATCAATATGACAGCCAATCATTCAAAGAAGTACCTTGGGTAGAACTTGAATGCTTTGAAGGTTCCGATGTAAATTCTTCTATATCCGACATTAATGATTATAGGGAATTTGGCTACAGGCTTCCAGAAAATTATTCGGGGTTGTATCAATATGCAAGCAATGCCGGACTTAAGAATTTTTCTGGGTTCCGTAGATTTGCTATAAAAATTGAATTGATTTCACCAAACGTACATACTGCACCGACATTAAGGGATTATAGGGCGATTGCAGTTACATAAGGCTTTTAAATTATGCAAAATAGAAGAGATTCCGAAACACAAGCAGTTTTGAATACAGATGCACATGCTTTTAATAAATACAAAAGGGAAAGAGAATACTATCGAAAAGTCACTCAAATGGAAAAAGACATTGTTGAAATTAGAACTTGTCTGGTATCTATTTGTCAACGTATGGAAAAATTAGAAAGTAGATAACAATGGCCAGAAATATAGTAAATATCGAAACTACACAGACGTTTCAGAATTGGTTAGATAAGACCAATGAAATGGCCGCGGCATTCCGTACCAACGCGGTAACAGCATCACCGACCGGAGATACAACTGCAGGTAATGCTACTCTTCAAGGAATCTTTAGTGCAGAAAGTTTGGTTGCAACTAGCGGGGCATTATCTGCGGATGAAATCAGATCTGCTACTGCAAATGAAACAATTGAATTTACCTCCGTTGTTGATTTTAATTCCGGCGATCAAGTCACTGCTATTTTCACCAATAATAATGGTGGCAGAACTCGATATACAGATACGACCATTGCTTGGGACGTAGGTCTTAAGGACAGCGGTGGTAATTTTATCATCGATACTGGCTCCGCACCAATCAAGTTCGAACTGACTACTGCTGGTGTTCTTTCAGTACCTGTATTCCGATCAGATAATTATCAGAATGCTGATGGGTCTCCATTCGAGCCAGGTACAACCATTAACGAATTATCTGATATCGGTGATGTATCAACCACGACACCTGCGAATGGTCAAGTACTCAAGTGGGATGGATCTGAATGGGCACCGGCAAATGATTTGGTCGGTACTGCTACAAGTGGTATTCAAAATGTTGTTGAAGATTCTACCCCTCAGTTGGGTGGTAATCTAGACCTGAATGGCAGAAGTATTGTAGGTTCGGGTGCCATGCAGATTACCGGTAATATTATCACCACCGGTGGTGTCCTGAGAGCCGACGGTACCGGAACTCACACTATAGGTGGTGCGATGAATGTGGGTGATACGGTTACGGTCACAGGAGATGTACATGCGACAGGTAACGTAAGATCAGCCCACAGCACATCAGATATTCGTTTAAAAGAAAATTTAATAAGAATTCACAGTCCTTTAGATAAGGTAATGAGCCTTAATGGATATACCTTCAATTATAAGAACAACGAAGAAAGATCTGCTGGTCTTATCGCGCAAGAGGTTGAGAAGGTATTGCCTGAAGTTGTTTATGAATTTGAAGAAGAGGGTACCCAGTATAAAGCCCTACGCTATGAGAATATGGTATCGCTTTTAGTTGAAGCAATTAAAGAATTAAAAGAAGAGATTGAAGAGTTAAAATCTGGGCGCAATTAATTTGGTTTGAATAAATATACCATTGATATGTATCCGTCTAAATATAAGAAGAAAAAGGGTAAAGACTAAATGTCTAAGATTTCAGAACTCGGGCCGATTACAGGTGCCAATACTAGGTCAGAAGATTTATTTGTTATCGTAAACCTAGTACAGGGCGACGACGGTACTAAAAATATTACTCGAAAAGAGCTCGTAGAAGCACTACAGTACGAGATTTTCAGTAGAATCCGAATCACTGGTGAATCGATCACCACTACCTTCATTTCGAACTCGGATCTTGACAACGTTAGAATCGATAATTCTACGATGGAAGATTCCGATATTTCTCGTAGTGATTTCAATAACGGTACACTCAGAAATTCATCTGGTGACAATCTTGTAATCATCAACTCTCAATTCAATGACGGTACTGCTGATAACATCGTTATTACAAATTCCCAATTCAATCAAGGGGATATGGAAGATGTTGATGGCGATAATGTTCGCTTAATCAATTCGACGATTGATGACAGTGCCATCAGTGATTCAACTGCCAATAACATTAGCATCACAGATTCTACATTTAATAATGGTGCTCTATCTAACAGTACAGCAAATAATTTAGCCATTACCGCATCTACATTCGATAATGGTGAATTAACTAACAGCACTGGTGATAACCTAGACATCACAAATTCTAATTTCGAAAATGGTACCATTGCCAATACTCAAATCGAAACCTCGGTATTCCAGAATGGTGTTGTTAGAGATTCAGATCTTATTAATGTTGATATTACTGACTCGACATTTGATAATGGTGACCTAACAAATTCATCCGGCGACAATCTGACGATTGTAAATTCTGATTTCTCCGATGGTACTGGTAATAATAATGTCTTTACCAATACCACAGTAGATAGAAGTTTAATTACAAATTCTGAAATTGCAAACACATCATTCACAGGTACGATGGATGGTGTAGTTGCTACTAACATGACCATTACCAGTTCTACTGCTGATGGTTTCAGCCAGAAGAATTCTACATTCGAAGACGGTGGTATTGACCGTTCGACTTTCGAAAATGGTGTTATCGACAAATCTAAGCTTGTTGATTTCGATATGGAGATCAACGATGAGTTCGAACCACATATCGACGAGAACAGCTGGTTTGCACTCAAGAATGAAAAGACTGGAGAGGTTGAGAGAATTACCTATGCTCAATTCTTCAGCGAGATTTCGAAGACCACTGAATCCGACCTGAAGATTTATGTGGATGCTGCAAAGGGTGATGATGATAATCCCGGCACGGTACTTCAACCAATCAGAACTCTTGAACGTGCTTCTGAATTGGCAAAAGAAAAGGCTGGTGGTTCTTTCGACCGAAATGCGATCAACAACGCCATTCATATCACGGTAGGCCCGGGTACATATTACACGAAAGGTAACATTGCATTACCAGATGATTGTGCCATGACCTCTACTGCTGGTCAGTATGCTACAGTAATCGAGGCTTTGCCTGGATATGAACAGAACAACGCAATTCTTGTCGGTTCTGGTAACTACGTACAGGGTTTCGCATTCCAGAATTGGAAGATCGATAACTTCGATTTCCCAGAAGGTGGCTTTGCTTGTGCTTATAGACCCGGTGCTAAACTACTCCGATCTCCATATATCAGAGACAGCTCCCAGTTGTCTAACTTCCTACGAGAAGACGTAGAACCACCACTCCAGCCGTTCAATACCAAGGGCAATGTACTTGACCTCGGTAGAGAGTTTATTCTGGAAGTCGGCCATACAGGTGCCTTCTTACAAGACGACGAGATTACATTCTCCAGTGGTGCGAAAGGCTATATCTCATGGGATGATACGAATGATGCAGATGCTGGTTTAACCCCAGACCTTGCTACAAACCGAAAAATCTTCGTCCGTAACCTGAAAAATAATAAAGGTTTTGCTGTAGGCGATACGGTTCGTTCTGAATCTGGTGGTCTTGGTGTTATTCAAGAAATTGGCATCGATAACTTCCCGAACCCACTTGTCGGTAGAGGTGGTGGATGTATGTTGGCAGATAGAAGAGTCCTAGACCCCGACTCTCTCTACACATATGTTCTCTGCTTTGGTTTTACCCCTCGTTCTCAAAACGGTATGGGTTATGTAGCAAGAGACGGTGCTGGTGTTAACGGAATTGGTTCTCTGTCTATCTTCGTTCGGGTGGCATTCTATGCTCTGAACGGTGGGCAGATGACTCTGAACAACTCTGGTACTCAGTTCGGTGATATCTCAATGAGAGCAAAAGGTAGTACCAAGATCTTTGCTCCGAAAGACACCACAGCCAATATGCTTGGTAACAGTGCCTTTGCAGATGTAATTACAGATAACGAAGATTTGATCATACAAGATATGGTCGAATACCTCACAGCAAATACAGCATCTGGTGGTCTTGGTTATACTGGCTACGATGCTGCTAAGTGTGAAAGAGATTCTAAAATTATCATTGATGGTCTTGGATATGATATGTCGCTCGACACCAACTACTGGGGTCGACTTGCAGGCATTACATATCGTTCACCCATTTCTAGTAAGGTTGTTGGTGAACAGCTCGAAGCAACACTTGGAGCTAACAGATATTTGCAAGACAGAATCAATGATGTATTCCAAGGTTCAAACACGGAAATCTTTACAAGAGCAAACACCTCTTGGAATGAACTCTACAATGTAGTAGAATACGGTGAAGAGAATATGAATCCAATCATATTCGCTGACACTGGTAATTCTGCTAGAACATCTGCAAGAGAAATCATTCAAGACAATAGATCGTTTATCCAAGACGAATTGCTCGACTGGATCGATGACAATGACCAATTCTACGCTTATGATAGCGTCAAGTGCCGAAGAGACACAACAGAATATATTCTTCCAGCAGTAAAATATGATATGCTACTCGACACCAACTACAACTCGGTGAGAGCAGGTGGTGCATATTACATGAAGTCTGCTGAGAAGGTTGTCGGCCAACAAAGAAATGAAACGATTGCAGCATATAAGAGACTGAAAGAACAGACCAATGAGTTGATTGATGCTAATTCTTTCATTGGAACAACGCGTGTTGATGAAGGTTTTGATGAGATCATTGCTGCCCTTGATAACCGAGGCACATTATATACACCTACAGATGCGACATATGACCCAGATACTGGTCTCATGGTTGCAACAATCGGTGCTCATACACTCACCGTTGGAAGAAAGATTCTTATCGGTGAAGGTGGAATCACATTTAGTTGCGGCACAGATGGTAACGTAACTCAAATTTCTCACCCAAGACCAACAGATCCTGCATTCAACAGCCCGTTGGAAATCTTGGCCGTTACAGCAACCACGATTACAGTTGACGTTGGAACATCTTTCTATAAAGGTGTACACACATTCGTATCGGCACTAGATAACTCAATCATCGAATTGGGCTCTGAAATTACTTTCTCAGACGATGCAGCAATCCCTGCTGACAGACGTAATGCAAGAAAGCAACTGCAGGCTAACAGAGGTTTCTTGCAGGATATGGTTATAGGATATATCGACAATAACTATTTCCTATACGACTCTGAAAAGTGTGAGCGTGATATGACTCAATACATTCTACCTGCGGTAGAAAGAGACGTTATCACTGGATCCAATTTCAATGCTCGTCAAACAGGTATTGCTTACAGAGCCGGCACGATGGGTGCCGAGACAGTGGTCAGACAGCAATTACCAGAGACTGTTGGCGCAATCGAACATCTGAAAGGTTTAACCACTGCTGGGGTAAATGATCCAGCTGCATCTCACAGAGCAGAAGAATCGTTTAATCAGATTATTGATATTGTTAATAGCAATGGTAAGACATATACTCCTACGTCTGGAACAACATATGATCCTGATACTGGTCAAATGATATTAGAGATTGGCTCTCATGATCTGCAAGAAGGTCAATCTATTATCATTGCAGACGAGAGTGTTACCTTTACCTGTGCCTTAGATTCTAATGTGACACAACATTCTTACCCACAGAAAGGTCATCCTGCATATAGAACTCCTGTAACAATTAACAAAGTTACAGCAACCACTATATCCGTCAATGTTGGTGGATATGAGAATGGTACGGTTCACACATTTGTAAGTGCAACTGCTGATTGTATTAAGGCTGGTTCTTATATCAGTACATATACTCCATCTGATGCTCAATACGATCCAACTAATGGCGTAATGGTTGCAGTTATAGGCAAACACAATTTGGTCAAGGGAGATTACATTCAATTCAAACCTTTGAGTATTACGTTTGAATGTAACGGAGATCAGATTACACACCCAAGACCTACTGATCCATTCTATAATAAGCAAATTAAAGTTGATGCAGTAACAGCAACATCGATCACAATGAATGTTGGTGATGCTGGTGGTTATACGGGTGCCCATACATTTGTAAGTGCAGAAGTTGGTGCGATCGAAGCAGATCCTATCATTTGGACAGATCCTGCAACATATCTGGATTACTATACACCGACGGATGCTACATATGATCCTGGCACGGGTATCAGTACGGTCACATTACCAGGTCATGATATTGAAATTGGTGATTATGTTGAATTTGCTCCTTATAGTTTCACATTTACTTGTGCGGATGATGGCAATGCTACTGAGCATTCTTATCCTCGTAAGGGTGACAGTAATTATCGTGAAACAATGGAAGTCACCAACGTCGCTGGAGATGTTATCACGGTTAATGTTGGTGGAACCGGTGGTGGTGGGTTACACACATTTGTAAGTGCATCAGATGCTGCCGTTGCTAAGACAACTTATAATTCTCAGGGTCAAAGAGCAAGAGAACAATTACAAGCTAACAGAACATTCCTCCAAGAAGAGGTAATGGCCTTCCTCGATACGCAATACTTTGTCTTTGATGGCGATAAGTGTTCAAGAGACACAGGATATATTCTTGAAGCTGTCAGACGTGACGTATCTACTGGGTCGAATTATAATTCGGTCTATGCTGGTCTTGCATATCGTGCAGGAACTACCAGTGGAGATTATGTCATTTCAGACCAACTTCCACAAACCGTTGCTGCAATAGGTTATCTGAAAGATGAAATTGCAAGCAGAGTAACTGGTTCAGAGTTGACTGCCGCTAATGCAGGATTCGATGAGATTATCGATATCTTGAGTAATGGTACAGGAAATGCAGATACCTTGAATTTTGGAACTGCAACTGTTGGTATTACTGGTCAAAACGGCAGATTACATTTACAAGCAAATAAGACATTCTTGCAAGAAGAAGCAATTGCGTACATTGCACAAGAATTCCCCGGCTTTGTTTATGATCAAGCCAAGTGCAGAAGAGATATTGGTTATCTAGTAGATGCAATTTCTTTCGATATTTCTCATGGGTCTAATACCTCTGCAATCAATTTTGCTAGATTGTATTTCGATAAGGGTATTAGTACACTGCCTGAAAATCAAAAGGCTAAGACCGCAGAGGTTTATGAACACCTTGCAAATGTTGCTTCTAATATTGTACAAGCAATTGGTGTTACACCCACCACAGGCAATGCACAAAGTCAAGATATTGCAAATGCCGATGCTGGAATTGAAATTGCTAAGAGAACATATGATCTGATGGATCTTACTGCTAAGGTGATCAGAGAGGATACTCTTGATTGGTTGCCAACAGCAATTGAACCCGGTTACAACACCGTGGCTCAGATGACAGCATCTAATACAATTGATGGAATTACAGAATCACTTCAGGGTGGTGTAATTAAGTACCTCAGAGAATTCCACAACGGTCTTCCTTATAATAAAGAAAAGTGCTACAGAGATGTCGGTCTCATTACCGATGCAATTTCTAAGGATATCGAATACGGTGGAAATGCATCCACAATCGAAGCTGCAAAATATTACTTCACGGTCGATGAAAGACTTGCATCTTCTTATGAAGAACTCAGAACCAAGAACGTTCTTTCTATTCCAGTAACAGGTCAGTTCTCTGTGCTGGATGATCTGGCTGCAGTATCTGGTCTTAGAGAGGCTACAAATATTCTGCCTCAAGAACAGCGTATTCCTACCAAGAGAGCGTTCGAACATCTGGCTGCAACCGCGGCCTCTATCGTTCAAGAAGTTGCAGTAACACCTACCACAGGTAATGCTCAAGTACAGGACGTATCTGGTACAGCCGCAGATGCTGCTACAGGTACAGCAGTGGCAAACCTGTTTAATATTATTTCTGGTGTTGTCGATGATAATGATCTCGACAATCTGACCACTACCGAAGTCAAGCCACTTGCTGATCCTAATAGAACAGTTGCTCGTCAGCAGATCCAAATGAACAAAGAGTTCATTATTGATGAGGTTGTTGCTTATCTCAACGATGAGTTCTTCACCTTTGACGGTGAGAAATGTAAGAGAGATTTGGGCCTGATCATAGATGCAGTAAGACGAGACGTACTGACTGGTTCTGATTTCAATTCAAACTTTAACGGTCAGGCTTATAGGTCTGGAACTGTAGGTTCGAATTTGGTCATTGATGAACAGCTCACAGAAACCGTTTCTGCTATCAGATATGCAAAAGACCTTTGCGTGAATTCGATCGTCGATCCTGCTACGGCAACAATTGCTGCAGCAAGATTCGACAAGATTATCGATATCATGGGTAATGGTACTGCATATTCTAACGTAATTGAATACGGTTTTGATTCTGTCACGGCTGAAAGAATTAATGCAAGATCACAGTTACAGCTCAATAGAGCGTTCATCCAGGCAGAAATAACTGCATGGATTGCACTGAATTACGGATCACTCACATATGATGTTGCTAAGTGTGAAAGAGACGTTGGCTATCTGGTAGATTCTGTGTCTTGGGATATTCAACACGGTGGTAATACAGCTTCGAGAAATAATGCAACACTGTATTTTGAGAATGCTGTAAGCACTCTACCTGAAGATCAACGTGCTCCTACTGCAGCCGCATTTGTTCACCTTGCTGCAGTTGCTAGATTAATTGCTAATGGTGATCCTGTCACACCTACAACTGGTAATGCCCAGACACAGAATACTGCTTCTGGTAACTCCGGTGGACCAATTGCAAGTGTTGTAGAGTCTCTATTCACAATTGTCGCAAATGCAATTCAGCAAAATGGAATCGACGGATTACCTGCTCTTGAAGAGCCTATTGTAACTGCTTATAATCCAGAATTGCAAGCCGCATATAATTCTATGGGCACAGCAAAGATAACTGCCCAAGACGGCGTATTGCAACACCTTTCTACTTACTTCAATACTCTTTACTACAATGAAGATAAGTGCAGAAGAGATACCGGCTACATTATCGATGCCGTATCACACGATATTCAATACGGTGGTAATGCTGCTACTGTAAATGCTGCTCACAACTACTTCCAAAATGCTGTAAGTACATTGCCTCTCAATCAGAGAGAACCTACCAGAAAGGCATTCTTACGCTTGGGTATGGTGATGAATCATATTACCCGCGAGATGGAAGTAACACCGACTGTTGGAAACACACAGACTCAATTCTATAACCATGTTGCTGCAAATCCTGCAACAGGCATGTTGGTTGAAGATCTGGTTAAGATTGTTGCTAATTCGGTTGATGATGCAACTCCGGCAACTACAGCAATTCCTGCAATTGTTGAACCTTCTCAGACATGGGTTTCTGGCAATTACACCAGTGCTGTAGATGTGATAGAGAGTTCTTCTAAGACATGGGCAGACGGTGTGATCAGTCACATTAGTACCACTTACAACGGATTGAGCTTCCCACGAGGTAAGTGCAGAAGAGATGTTGGATATCTTGTTGATGCCGTTTCTCACGATGTTCAATACGGTGGAAACTATGCTAGTAGAATTGCGGCAGGAATTTATTTTGAGAATGGAATTTCTGTACTCCCAGCAGACACTAGAGTACAAACCGCTGACATTTATAATTTCCTAGGTGTTCTATTGGCTGGTGTTGTGCAAGAGACTGATGTTTCTAATACTACACTAACAGATACAGCACAAGATACAAGTGGTACTCCTGCTACTCTAACCGAAGGTACAAGAGTTGCAGAGTTGATATCGATAGTAGAAACCGTAATTAGAGATGACGATTTAGATGCTCTGCCAATTATGGAAGAGCCAGATACATCTTGGGTTGCGGCAGATCTCATTGCAACAGCAGAGATGATCGATGACAATACCGAAGAGCTGTCAATTGATCTGGTCGAATTCTTAAGAAGAGAATTTGATGTTCTGGATTACAACCGAGATAAGTGTCGACGAGACACTGGATATCTACTTGATGCATTTAGCTATGATCTGAACTATGGAGGTAATACTGCATCTCGCTGGAATGCTGACTTCTACTTCTGGAATCAGATTTACAGAATCCCAGAAGATCAGAGAGTACCTACTGCTAGATCTTATCAGCAACTCGGTCGAATCTGTAAAGATGTTGTCCTTGGTAAATACCCAGGTCAGGTCGTCAAGAGTGGAACTGGAACCGAGGTAGAATCTAAAAAGGTTCAGGACCTTGCAAACATCTTCTACCTGACTCAAATAAATAACGATACAACATATCTACCCGTAAAAGAAGAGCCAGATTATAGCTGGATTCCAGATATTGTATCTGATGTGTCATCGATTCTGGAGTTTAATAAGATTGATCTAGCTTTCGATACAGTAAGATATGTAAATGCGACATATAAATACATTGATATTAATCTCACACGTAGAGATGGTTTGAATTTGTTGAAGGCCATTGAGCAAGACTTTAAGACGCTCAACCCACAGGGGCCACCTGCTTCAGATGATTACCTAGAGAACGGAGATAGACAAAGAACCAGAGCATATACAGCTGCATTGTTTGATTTCAATGGTAATCAGGCATTCCCTGTATTCAATGCTACAACACCTGGTTTGAGGTATCAAAGTTCTGTACAAAGAAGTGCTGGTGATGCAACTGATGTTGATGGTGCAATCCCTCTGGCAGACCGCAAACCATATTATGCATATATTGTGGCAACAGACTTGAATACAAGTTTCTACGCTGGAGATATATACTATTGGGATGGAACACAATGGATATTTGATGGGCCAAACAATACCGATCTACTAGATGCCTTTACTGGTGCTTGGGAGAGAATGAGAGATTATCTAGTTACTCTTTCACCAGATGCAGATCACACTGCAATGATTAATGGCTTGATCGATGATTGTTTGATCGATAACGTACTAAGACCAGAAACATTGACATTCGGGTCTCTAGTTGAATCGATTGCTCACCAGTTTAACGGTGCCTCTGCTGGTGTAAACAGAAACGCACTTCCATTGAACTTCCGAAACCTTGGTCTGCCAATCTCGGCACTGGCCTCGGTTCTCTCAGAAGATGGAGGACGTGTGAGATGGTCTGGTGCTGATGAATTGAATAACCAGTACTTTGCAAGGGGTTTGAGAATCAACGGTAGAACAGGAAGAATTGAAGGTAGACCATTTACCTCATCGGTAAGAAAACTTGCAAGAAGAGCTTCTAACAGCAGAGCTTCAGTATAAAGGATAGAGAAATAAATGTCATATACAACTAAAATAGATCCAGTAGACGGTACTACGATTATCGTTACTACCCAGGCTCCGGATGCACTACCAATTGGAAAGACCCTGGAGTTGAGTACAGAATGGCAGGTACTTATTGATGTTCCAAAATTTGAAGTTCCTGAGCTTGTATTCGGTGGTTCTACCACTATCGAACCTGGAATTGGTGAGGTAATTTCTCCTCTCATTGTTGCAAATAAAACAAGTAATACTGTTGCAATTGATGTGAGAACGCACCGATTCATAGAGCCGGTGCCAGGCCAAGGAAATGAATTTTATCTTATTAGAAACCTTAGGATACCTGCTTATGATACCATACCAATTCCGCTTAATGGACAGTTTTTTGCTACAGGTGACACATTAGAGGCCAAGGCCAGTGCAAACTTAGCAATTGACTCAACTATATCATATACCTTAGGACAAGCGGAAGAGTACGATGTCGACTAGATTTAGATCCATTGGCTCCAAGACCATTACTCTTGGGCAGGGAATACCACAACAGTTTCCCATTCAATTAGATCCAGCCCCATTTGAGGGTGCCATTGTTTATGCAGATAATGGTACAATTAAACTCTCGAATGGTACGGCGTGGGTTGATGTTGGAGCAGGGCCTCAAGGTGTCCAAGGTTTTACAGGTACCCAAGGTGTCCAAGGTATCCAAGGTGAGTATGGGCCAGGATTTACAATCATCGGTTCGGTACCAGATGTAGACGCAGGTGGTGATCCACAAGCAACTTTAAATGCAGCATTCCCCAGTCCAAATATAGGTGAAGGTGTCATCGATGATACCGACGACGAGCTTTGGATTTGGGATGGTACCAATTGGATTAATATCGGTTCATTCCGTGGTGTTCAAGGTCTTCAAGGCACTCAGGGTGTTCAAGGTCTTCAAGGCACACTCGGAGAAAAAGGTATTCAAGGTACCCGTGGTTATAGAGGACCACAGGGAACCCAAGGTACTCAAGGTTTCCAAGGTGTTCAAGGCTTCCAAGGCAATCAGGGCATACAAGGTGTCCAAGGGCCTCAGGCCTCACAGGGTACCCAAGGTATTCAAGGTAATCAAGGACTTCAGGGTCTTCAAGGTGTTCAAGGACCGCAAGCTTCACAAGGAACTCAAGGCTTCCAAGGCAATCAAGGGATGCAGGGTTTCAACGGTGATGATGCTGGATCGGTATATGAATATCGACTACTAAATTCTAATATTGAGGCTGACCCAGGTAGTGGTCAGATGATTTGGAATTTACCTAGCAACCCAACCGATACTTTCTCCACAACTACAAGAATTTGGATTGACGATGAAGCCTTCTATGGCGTAAACATGGAAGGAATTTATTCGGCAATCGCAGCAGCAGACTCTGTTAATAAAGCCTACATGAAGGTAACAAAGCGTGGGCAACCAGATGATTATGTTGTATTTACTATTCAGGCAATTTCTGATAGTACCGGTTACTGGCAATTAGATGTAACATTTATAGCCGGTAATGCAATCAGAGAGAATTTCGTTGAAGAAACATCACCTGGTGTTTTTACTTCTTATCCTCTACTCGTAGATTTTTCTATCAGTGGTGATAAGGGAATTCAAGGTGATCAAGGCACCCAAGGTTTCCAAGGACTACAAGGACCTCAAGGTCCACAAGGAATGCAGGGAACACAAGGTGTTCAAGGTGTCCAAGGCCCACAAGGGCTTACCGGTAATCAAGGTACCGTTGGTGCTTACGGCGGTGTAACATTTAGATACGAGTATAATGCTCTCGATGTAACTAATACAGACCCCACACCCGGATTCTTAAAGGGTGATAATGCAATATTAGGTAATGCTACTGAATTATACATTGACGTCACTGATGCTGATGGTGTTACCATTAGTGCAATGCTTGCAGATTTCTATGCGTCTTCAAATCCAAATAGTAAGGGCTATTTGAAACTGGCAGATGCATCCAACGTCTATAATTATGCTCTCTTTGAGGTGACAGGTGGTAACCTTGTAGGTACTGCTGGAACTGGATATCACGCAGTAGCAGTAAATAGTCTTGTTACAGGTCAAACCTATTCTAACGGTACAGATTTCCGAATCTCATTTATAAGAACTGGTGATCAAGGCATACAGGGCAATCAAGGTACTCAGGGTATTCAAGGTTTCCAAGGTTCACAGGGTACTCAAGGCTTCCAAGGATCTCAAGGGACTCAGGGTATCCAAGGTGTTCAAGGACCACAAGGTCTTCAAGGTACTCAAGGTTTCCAAGGAACACAAGGCACACAGGGCATTCAAGGATTACAGGGTGTACAAGGTTCCGTTGGTGATTTCGGTGGCCTTACATTTGATTATACATTCGATTCTGCGACCACTGATGCAGATCCTGGTCAAGGTAATTTAAGGTTTGATAATGCTGCATTTGATTCAGCAACTAAAATGTATATCGATGACCTCGATGATGCAGCTAATGATCTTTCTCCACTCTTCACGGAACTTGACATTAATGCAAGTGGTGTAAAAGGCCTGTTTAGAATTATTAATGCAGCCGATGTTACCGAGTTTGCTACATTCAATTATACAGAAATCACAGATTCTACCGGTTATCATACCTTTGATGTAGCCCACATTGCTGGTGTAACCTCGTTCACAAATGGCGCAGATATTAGAATTACATTTGTTCGAACTGGAGACCCAGGCCCTCAGGGTGCTCAAGGTTCTCAAGGACCTCAGGGTACCCAAGGTTTCCAAGGTGTTCAAGGGCTACAAGGTATCCAAGGTACACAGGGCATCCAAGGCACACAGGGCATCCAAGGTATGCAAGGTACCGTAGGAGATCACGGTGGACTTTCTTGGAATTATCTCTTTGATTCAAATACAAGTTCTGGATCGGCCCCAGTTGCAAATAGCTGGAAGATTGATAACTCCAATATAACGCTTGCAACGAAGCTTGTCATCGATGATATTCCAGATGATGCATACAGCAACGAATTAGATGACTTCTTTACCTATCTTGGTGCAATACCCGGTTCTCCAAAGGGTCATATTCTTATTGAGAGCACAGCGGATAACGATGGACCTGCAGGTCATCACTTTGTTGTCTACGAGTTTACTGCATTTAACTGGGATAGTGCATCTGAATTATACGGTATCTTTGATGTAAACTACATTGCATCAGGAGCTGTAACAAGTAATAACTGGAATAACGTAGAGTCCGATCACGGCCCAGATACACTGGTTCACTTTATTCCGGCTGGACCACAAGGTACTCAGGGACCACAAGGTACTCAAGGATTTACTGGTATTCAAGGTGGTGCAGGTGCCTCCGGTGGTGTAACATTCGAATATGAGTTCGATACAGATACTGGCACTTCTCTCTTAGGTGCACCTGGATTATTGAAGTTCAACAATGCTTCTCTATCTTCAGCCACTGAAATGAGAATCAGTGATACTACTCAGAATGGTGCAAACCTTGATACACTTCTGAATAATTATATTCTGAACAACCCAGGGCCCATCAAAGGCTTTTATAAGATCATTTCAATTAATGATCCTACGAAATATGTTGTTTATTCTATTACTGGTGGATCAAGCACTCTCACACAATTTGTAATAAACAGTACATATGTTACAGCCTCTACCGGTGCTGATGCTACATATTTTGGAAACAACCCAGCGCTATTCATTACCTTCAGTAGAAATGGAGATGACGGGCCACAAGGTGTTCAAGGTTATCAAGGTACTCAGGGCATTCAAGGTATTCAAGGTATTCCCGGCCAAGGCACACAAGGTTTCCAAGGTACTCAGGGTATTCAAGGTGGCCAAGGTGATCAGGGTGAAGCTGGTGCCTTCGGCGGTGTAACATTTGACTATACATTCAGAACTGATACGAATCTAACTTCGGTCGCCCCCGGCGAAATAGAGCTCAACAATGCAGCTGCAAATATTGCCACACAGATGGCAATTCACCACAGGGACGATAACTTTATTGATATCAGTCAATATTTAGCTACGATTGATGATTCTACAAGCCCCATTAAAGGACACTTTAGAATCTCAGAAGTAGGCACACCATCTAATTTCGTTCTCTTCACAATAAGTTCGATGACCGTTGGTGGTAGCTTCAATACCATAACATGTTCATATGTTGACGGGTCTCTTGGTTCCGGCACATTTACAGACCAGGCAGATGTTGTAATTACATTTGCTCGAACAGGTGATCAAGGGCCTCCTGGTGCTCAAGGAGCTCAAGGACCTCAGGGTACCCAAGGTTTCCAAGGTAACCAAGGTATTGCTGGAGACGGTAATCAAGGTACTCAGGGACCTCAAGGTTTCCAAGGTACCCAAGGCTTTACTGGTGGCCCAGGTGACGAAGGGCCACAAGGACCACAAGGCCCTCAAGGATTCCAAGGTATTCAAGGTTTTGAAGGTAGCCAAGGGCCTTCGGGTGCTGGTTCTCAAGGCCCACAGGGAATGCAAGGAATGCAGGGTGTTCAAGGCTTTGTAGGATCTGGTGGTGATGGTAACCAAGGACCTCAAGGTTTCCAAGGAATGCAGGGAACACAAGGGGTTCAAGGTTTCCAAGGTATTTCTGGTGGTGATGGACAACCAGGTGGCCCAGGTTCTCAAGGGCCTCAGGGCACCCAAGGTATCCAAGGTACTCAAGGTATCAGTGGTGATGGAGGCGATGGATCACAGGGTGCTCAGGGACCACAAGGTTTCCAAGGTATTCAAGGTATTCAAGGTATTACTGCGTCAGGTGGTGTAGGGCCGCAGGGACCACAAGGTACTCAAGGTGTTCAAGGTATACAAGGATTTGGCCAAGAAGGTGGTCAGGGTACTCAGGGTTTACAAGGACTACAAGGTATACAGGGGCCCCTTGGTACTGCAAGTACCGGCGCACAAGGTATGCAGGGTACTCAGGGCTGGGAGGGCCCTCAGGGTTCTATAGGGATCGGTGATCCCGGTACACAAGGCCCTCAGGGTATTCAAGGTATCCAAGGTTCACAAGGTACTACAGGCTCCGGTGCAGATGGTTCTCAAGGCTTCCAAGGGACACAAGGTACCCAAGGCTTTACGGGTGCTCAAGGTAATCAAGGTTTTACCGGAGCAGGAGATGTTGGAGCTCAAGGTGCTCAAGGCCCTCAAGGTACTATTGGTCTCACTGGCTCACAGGGTGCTCAAGGATTTGAAGGCGCAGGTGATGAAGGCGCTCAGGGACCACAAGGTACTCAGGGCATACAAGGTGACTTTGGACCACAAGGTACTACTGGTGCGGGTGCTCAGGGTGCTATTGGTTTCCAAGGATTCACTGGTTTCCAAGGTACTCAGGGCTTTACAGGTAGTGCAGGTGCTTCAACATCTATTGATGTACAAGATGTTCATACCTCTGGTCTTCAAAGTACCGACCTACTCGTAACCTTTGTTCAAGGCGGAACCGGTAATAGACCTTTGTATGCTACACTGACACCCAACCCAGCACCAAGTGCCGGTGCTCAGAATTTCCTATACAGAGCTGACCAAGATAAACTATCAGTAGAGAATATCTTTGTTGGAGGCACAATTACTCAAGATACTGGTGCTTCATGGACTGCTTCAGATGGTACTTTAAATATAACCGGAAGTCTTGAAGCTTCAAATGATTTGATTACAGCTTCTGATGCAAGATATAAAGAAAATGTTATTGATATCGAAAATGCCCTAAGCAAGGTCTTGGCAATGAGAGGTGTCAATTATAACATGATAGGTGATGATACACAGAAAATTGGTTTGATCGCACAAGAAGTGCAAGAGGTCATACCAGAAGTTGTATCTAATAATAATGATAGACTTGGGGTTTCATACGGTAATATAGTCGCACTATTGATCGAAGCCATTAAGGAGCAACAGGCACAGCTTGACGATTTGAGAGGTAAGTAAATAATGGCTCTACAGACTAGTGGCGCGATTAGTATCAATGATTTAAGAAATGAATTTGGTCTCGGCGGAACTCGAGGCCTTAATTCATTTTATGCTGATTCTTCAGACCCTTGGATCGGTACAATTCCTACCAGCGGCACCATTGCCATGAATGATTTCTATGGTTCTAGTGTTAGAACTGCACGGCTGGGAAGGCCGGGGTTTGGTGACGCAGCAACTTCTACTGGTTATCTTAATCGCAGAATAGGATGGTCGCGACAAGATGGAAGCCAATTCTATCTTTATGAATATGGTAGTACGAATGCAGCATTCGGTAGTATTACGAGATCCACAAGCTTATCTACTACTGCACAGCTTGGTGGTATTTGGATAACTCAATATTGGTACGGTTCCGGCCCGTCCCGGCCGATCTTTAGTATCTCCCATAGAAGTAGCTCGGACAGTGGATGGACTACCGTACGGTTAAAAGGACCTTCATTTCCTAGCGGTGGCCAGGTGCAATTCTCACTTAACAGAACATCGAGATATACTTTTGCCCGACACTCATACGGTACTACTGAACAAAGAAATTATTATGCTTGGCGATATGTTTGGTGGCAGAGTAGCGGCATGAGCTCTTTACTCACTTCTATTGCTAATTTGTTTGTATATTGCAGAATATATAATAGATCCCTTTATGTAAAATTTGAATGAGGCTATAGATGATTACTTACAAAATATTAAGAGTGAATACCGCAACTCAAACTGTTCAGATTCGTTATTCGAAAGATAACTATGATGATTTCTATGCGCAATACACTTACGATATTCCTTTCACCGAAGAAAAATTGCACCAATTGGCAAAAACTCAAATAGAGGAAGCAGCACATCATTGGCAATTGGCTGATGATGCACAAGATTTTCAAATAGAACAGGATACAGGTGTAGTCAAGGATAGAATTTATGAAGCCACACCTGATTATGATCACCTAACACATACAATAGAACCTGTTATTACGGAAACGGAAACCACCGAAACATACGGCTACAGGGTAGTAGAGTTAAGCTCTGATCAAAAGGCATTTAATATTAGAAATCAGAGAGATGGTTTTCTTTTTGAAACTGATATCTATGCACTTTCTGATAGAACAATGTCAGATGAGATGATTGCTTATCGACAAGGATTAAGAGATATGACAGATCAAGAAGGGTTTCCCGATAACGTTATTTGGCCGGTTCGTCCGATAGATTAAAATGAGCTCCCTTAAGTTTTATGTCTTAACATGCAGGAATTTATTTGCCTTAAAAAGACATGAAAAAACTATTCCAAAAGAAGATTTGTGTATTATCATTAATACACAAAATTCTACCTACGAAGCTGAAGCAGTTTCTTATTGCCAAACTGCTGGAATCGAATATCACGTAACTGCCAGTGACGGTACTGCTGCTACTGGTAAAAACTTTTTCTGCGACATATTCGAAGCCTCTACCAATGATTATGCTGTTTTAATTGACGGTGATGATTTCATCACACCACATGGTGTATGGACATATAAGCAGGTTGCGGCAATGCCCACACCACCGGATGTTGTAGCACTTGAATATCAATATGCATTCTATAGGGCTTGGGGTTATACTCCAGTTATTCCAGCACAGGTAGAAGATTGGAGCATATATGACCCGGATCGTGTACCAGCATGGGGTACACGATGTTTCACTAAACCAAAAGTTTGGTGGGAAGAAGCACTGTCAGGAGATCTCATTAAAGTTGGAGAAAATGAACCAGACGATTTTGCTCAAACTCTTCATGACATTCATAAAGCATGGGCAATTCACTGTCACAAATATATCAATGAATGGGAAACACATTGTAGGCTGGTATTTTTCTCTAAGAAGGCTGTCGATGGCTTCAGATTCGATAATCAATACAGGGTGGGCGAAGATACATTAATGTATTTTGAATTAAAACATGCACACATGCAGGGTAATCTTGTAATGAAACACCTATTCGATAGATATCCTACTTATGTGTATGACACAAGAATAGGTGGTGTGGTAGAAGAAGCCAGAGATGAAGCCGGTACTGATCGTGGCTTTGTTCAATGGCTTACACTTCTAGTTCAAGGTTATGATGAATTGGAATTGGCTGGTAAAATGCACGAAGAAAAATTGCCAGAATTAAAGGTACACACTTACACTGCACCAGAAGATACTTTTAATGCAGATGACTGGGATATAATTTGGCCAGAAGGTTACAGACCAGATGTAATGGGTCTCGTTAACTATCCAGGTAAAAGATTCATCAAACTATAATCCTCCTAGTCTTTCAGTTCCTTTATTCTAGTAATTATAAATACACTAAAAAGGAATTGTCATGTCCTCAAGAGCAAATATTTACATTGATCAAGCAGCAGACTTTCGTGTCAGCCTCGAGTTATTCGATGCAGATGACGACGAGCTGGTGATCGATAGCTATAATTTCTTTGCAAGTATGAGAAAAACCTACGGTACTACTAAAATATGTGATTTCGATGTTGAAAAGAATGGTAATGATATAACCTTGGTGCTTGCAGATGAACTTACAAAAACTCTCAAGCCCGGTAAATATCAGTATGATGTATTGATGGAAAAGCCAACCGGTGAGATCTCAAAGATTGCGGAAGGTCTTGCAATCGTGGTGGACACAATAACAGACACAACAACATACACACCCAGTTCAACCAATACACCTCCTACTGGAGATGGTGTGGCTGATGGTGGATCATTCTAATATAGAGGAATACGTAGATGGCTTTCATAACGATTCTACACAAAAGAAGCAATGTAGAAGATAGACGCCCGACGACAGAGGATTTATTTGAGGGCGAACTTGCACTCAACACTTTTGACGGAAAATTATTTTTTAAGACTGTTAAAAATGGGGTAGAGAATGTCATCGAAATTGGTGAGAATTTTGATGGTCAATATTCTAATCTTACAGGTGCACCTACATTATTGAGTTCATTCACCAATGACCCTGGTTATATTACAGATTACACAGTCACACTTGCGGATGTAACACAACACGAATCCGGCATCACGATCACAGAATCACAGATCAGTGATCTACAAAATTACCTCACGGCTGTTTCTTTTGGACAAGTTACTGACAAGCCTACTACATTGGCAGGATATGGAATTACAGATGCAGCCACAGCTGCACAGGGTGCTCTAGCAGATACTGCACTTCAACCAGGTAGAAATATTAGCACATTGCAAAACAATGTAGGATATCTCACCTCGGTTTCGAATACAGACGTTACTCAACACCAGACAGATATTATCATCACGGAATCTCAAATTAGTGATTTACGACCATATCTCTTATCTGTATCGAGCAGTGACGTTACTCAACATCAAGCTGATCTTCAGCTAACACAGTCTCAGATTACTGATTTCTATGTATCAAATAACGATGTAACACAACATCAGTCGGAGATTCGAATTACTGAATCTCAAATTACAGACTTAAAGACATATGCCACTGCTGATAATGCAATGAATTTTACCAATAAGACTGGTAATATTACACAGTGGACCAATGATGCCAATTATATCACAAATGCTCAAGAAATCAATGATCTAACTGCAAATGTTACTTGGACCACGGTACCGGATCCTTACATATCTCAGTCTGCTGTCGTACAGCATGAACGTCAATTAATTATCTTTGAGAATCAGATTGGTGATTTACAGGATTATCTGACAGCAGTTTCTAATACTGATGTAACTCAACATCAATCTGATATTCGATTAAATCAGTCTCAAATCGTTGATTTTGCTGTAACCAATACAGACGTTACTCAACACCAAACGGACATTAGAATCACTGAGTCTCAGATTACAGATTTACAAGCATATCTGACTTCTGAAACGACAACATCACTGGTTGCAAATACTGTAAGTCAAGAATTACTCTTCACAGATGAAACCGGTGCAGTCAATTCAGTTGATCTAAGTTGGGCTGTAGATGATACAAATCTTGCAAGATTGGTTTCGGGTACATTAGATGCCAATACAGGTATTGCTACATTTACAAGAGATGATGCCAGCACATTCACGGTTAATTTCAATCCGTTATTCGATGATACCAATTTGACCAGAATTAATGCTGCTTCTTTCGATACAGCAAATGGTGTATTGACTCTTACAAGAACTGATGCCACAGAAGTTACCGTAGACCTCGATGGAAGATTTTTGACAGAGGTTACAAATACAGCAGTAACAGCTCATCAGTCTGATCTTCAAATTACCGAATCTCAGATTACAGACCTGCAAGCTTATATCACAGATTACACGGTCACGGTTGGTGATGTAACTCAACACCAAGGTGCTCTTCAGATTCTAGAGTCACAGGTCGTTGGTCTTGGGCCATATGCTCCATTATCTAATGGTGTGGTACCAGATGCTAATATTTCAAACACATCGATCATTCAGCACCAATCGGAACTGACAATTACAGAAAGTCAGATTTCAGATTTGGGTTCTTATCTCACTGCTGAGGCAGATACGCTGGACGATGTAATTGGTAGGGGTGCAACCACAACCACTACGGCTGTGATCCCATTCCTTTATGCTAATCAAGCAGCATTCCCTGACGCATCTACATATCACGGTGCAATTGCTCACAGTCATGCCGATGGTGCAATGTATTTTGCTCATAGCGGCTCTTGGAATTTGTTGGCGAATGACACATCTAATCGTAGGGTTGATATCGGCCGAGACAGAGACGATAGTTTTGCAAGGTCATTGAATGTAACCGGTCCTATTACATGGGCTGGAAGTCTTGATACCATGGTTGGTCGTGGTGTTACTGGTGCAACAACCTATACGGATAGATTCTCAATTAAGCATAGTATTACTGGTGCTACTGACGATATCCAAATTGAACTTGTCCCAGGCAATGGTGCTGGTGGTAGAGGCAGTGTGGGTGTTATTGGTGGTTTGAAGGTCACAGACGAGATCGAAACTGCTTCAACCTTAAATCTAACTCCATTATCTGCTGCACCTTCAAGTCCGGTGGCAGGAATGTTTGCTGTTGCGGATTATACTAACTGGGATCCGGCATCATCATCTACACCAAGGCCATATCCAGTATTTTATGATGGAGCGGTCTGGAATCCGCTGTATTAAGATCAGGCTAAAACCATAAATAGCTCAGGTACTTCTATGACTAAAGCTATATAAGAATAACAGGACATAAGGGATGAGCATCAAGATAAAGGTTGGCGGATCTAAATCGATTCGATCTGTACCTAAACAAGATTCGACTCGTACAGTTGTTGCCGCAGGTGAGAAAAAGCCTGTAATTACCCCAGATTCTATCGCCCTTGGTGTAGATACTGTTGGTGCTTATGTTCGTAGCATCCAAGAAGGTATTGGGCTTGATGTAACTCTTAATAATAGAGAAGATGCAGAAGTAACGATTTCACACGAAATCACAACTGCCGAAGTTAGTTCCAATAATTCGATTTTAGGGTTCACACGAAATGTAGATATTGATCAGTTTGGTCATGTCACTGCGTTCTACAATTCTTCACTCAATCCTGATAATTTTACCTCTGATGGTACCATCATTACTGCCAAAGATATCGTCTTTGGTAATACTGCCATCACAATCGGTGAATCTACTGATACAATAGAAGGTCTATCGTCATTTAATGTGGGTGATCTTACACTCACTGGTAGTACGATTTCATCTCCAGCGACAATCAATTTCAATTCAAATACATCGCTGATTAATGTCGGTGGAGCAACCATCACTGGTCTCGGTACACCTACAGGGCCGTCTGATGCAGTAACAGTAGACTACTTAAGCAATTCTCTTACGACTGTACCAGATCCAGTAGACCCCACCGACGCTGCAAATAAGAGATACGTAGATCTTCAAAGAGATAATATTCTTTCTAGGATGACTGCTCTTGCAGCAACCACTGCTGATCTGGGTTCGAACTACACGTTCTCGGGTAATACAATTACTAGAATACCCGGGCCGAGTTTTCAGATTGATGCTGTAACCGTATGGGAAGTTGGTGACGGTCTCTTAGTAAAAGATCAGAATGACCCTACACAAAATGGTCACTACCAGTTAACACAGAAAGGTGATGCTACAACGCCTTGGATCTTAGAGAGGTCGACACTCACAAATGAATCTGGTGAGATTGCTGGTAATGCAGTATTTGTAACCGATGGTTTTGCTAATAAGCATACAGGGTGGGTTGCAACTGTAGAGGATGATGAGAGGTTTATTCTAGGTACGGATGATATCACCTATGTTCAATTCCAAGGTGAGGGTCTTTATACAGCTGGTCGAGGGCTTACACTACTCAATAATACAGAATTTGAGGTCGACCATACCCAAACCTTCTCTACTATTAATGGTCTTGGTGATAATCTGATTATATCATCTACTTTGGTAGATGTCAATAGTAATGGCGGATTAATTTTACCAGTTGGTACAACACTTCAGAGACCAACACCACAGCAAGGAATGATTCGGTATAATACTACCGATTCCAGATTTGAAGCATATAATGGTGTTACATGGTCTGGGTTAGGTGGTGTAGTTGATGCTGACCAAGACACATACATTCGAGCAGAAACTTCTGCTGGTGCTGATGGTGATGACCTTGAGTTCTTTACTGCAAATGTTCGTAGATTAACCATTGATGATCAAGGTGATTTAAAATACGGTGTTGCCAGTAACCGATTTACAGTAGATTTTAATACTGGTGATGCAATATTCAAAGGTGCTGTAGATTTTCAGGCCAGATCAGCAATAACAATTCCTCGTGGATTCACGATAGAAAGACCAAGCACTCCTGTTGCTGGTATGATTCGCTTCAATGATACTACGGATTCTTTCGAGGGATACAATGGAAATAACTGGGGTACCCTAGGTGGTCTGGTAGATTCTGACCAAGACACCTATATTCGGGTAGAAGCTTCACCCGGTACAGATAATGATGATATCGAATTCTATACTCGAGGCACAAGAAGGTTAACAATTGACCAAGACGGCAATATCAATATTGGTGCCGCAAGCAACAAAATAACAATTGATTATCTGACGGGTGATACCGTATTTGCCGGCAGTGTTGACTTTAATTCTGTAGGTGCAATTACGGTTCCAAATGGTGCAACCGTTCAAAGACCATTAACACCCGACGAAGGGATGCTTCGTTTCAATAGCACAGATGGCAGATTTGAAGGCTATGACGGCACAAACTGGGCTGGACTTGGTGGTGTTTCAGACCTAGATAATGATACCTATATCAAGGCAGAAACAAATCCTGGTGATGACAATGATCGACTTGATTTCTATACTGCTGGTGTTGAAAGAATCCGTCTTAACAGTCTCGGTAATTTCAGATTCGGTCAAAATTTTGACAAGTTCACAGTTGACTATGCTACTGGCCACGGTTCATTTGCAGGTACTCTGGATGTAGGAAATCAATTAACTGCCGCAAGTGCTGCAGTACAAGATCTCACGATTGCTAGAGTTGTCCACGTTGGTAATAACGGTGAATTGATCGACGATGATGGATTTACATTCTTCAATGATGAACTGACAGTACCAGATCTTCATGCGACTGGTGATTTAACCGTTGATGGTGATACGTCATTTGGTCAATTATCAGTTGGTGATCTCACACCAAATCGTGTTATATTTGCAGGACCAGATGGTAGATTAACAACCGACACAACACTTAGATTCAGCACCACCGGGCCTCGTATGGTGGTCAAGGGCTTCCTTGACGTAGAAAAAGATCTTACTATCGGTGGTAATTTAATTATTGGTGATGCTGCTACTGATACAGTTACAGTCGTTTCAGATTTTGATAGTAACTTGGTGCCAGATGAATTTGGTAATTACACACTCGGTACAATCGGTAAGAACTGGCATAGAGTCTTCACTCCCACAATTTTAAGTGATACTGAAATAGTCACGATTGATGGTGCTGGTGCTCTTAAACTGCCTGTAGGTACACGTGCTGAAGGACCTGATGCCTCTACCCGTCAAGCAGGTATGATTCGATTTAATTCACAGGATAATCGATTCGAAGGTTATGATGGGACACGATGGTCTGGTCTTGCAGGTTCGGTTGTAGATATTGACCAAGATACAAAGATTCTTGCTGAATCTACCTCTGATGTAGATAGACTAGAATTCTTCACTCAGGGTGTTCGAAGATTCTTCATTGAAAATGATGGAAAGATTACCACCGATAGTGGTGTCGACCTTGTCTTTGATGTATCTGGTAATATCAATGTTGGTAATAGTATTATAACAGGTTTAGCCAAACCTGTCAACCCCACAGACGCAGTTAGTAAAGAATATTTGGAAGATGATTTTACGTCGACAATGACGTTCAATCAGGAGAACGGCCCTCTCACCGGAATTACTAGAACGGTAGATGCAGTTGCTGATCCCACAATTAATCTTGTAAATGGATTAGAAATTAAGGCATTCGATACTGCCAATAACTCAATCGATCTTGGTCTTACGTCTCCAATGGCTGGTAGTACGGGGATATACGGTAATGATGGCTTTACACCAAGAATCAGAATTACCGAAGATGGTCGAATTGATTTTGCTACCGAGATTCCAGTAGAACTCCAAGCCAACGCAATTCCAGACTTTACAGAAACTGCCCGTGACATTATTGCTCTGATGCTTGAAGAAGGTATTCAGAGAGGTATTGCTGTTACCAACGATGATGCCAATGATACAATGGATTTTATCGTCGATGATTTTGATATCATATTGACAGGTGATGTTACAGGTACAGGTCGGGTTACAGCAGCGTCGAATACTACAATCAGTACGAGCTTTGATACAGTAGTTCTTGATCAACGATATCTCAACACGACTGGAGATACTGCAACAGGAAACCTTGCTGCTCCTAGATTTGTAGATTCTGGTAATACAGTATTTTATGTTGAACCGGCAGATGTTTCAAGGATTAAAGATTTACACGTTGGATATCTAAACCAGTCTGCTAGAATTGATCTTTCAGATGGTATTGGTACTGTATCCACGATCTTTGCTCTTGGTGGAAAAATAGGTTTCTTAAATAGTGCTGCAAATTGGTCTTTAAATGTCGATAAGACTACGGGGCAATTATCGGCATTTGGGGATACTCATTCATATAAATTTGTAGATTTAGATGCCCCCACATATTTCTTGCATCCAGGTGATACCGATTCTGTATTCAAGCAATTGGCACTGGATAATCAACTTGATGTTGGTTCTAATTTAACGGTTGATTCATTAGGGCTTTCTACTGTAGCAGGTGATTTGATTCTTCGGCCTCAAAGTGGCACGATAGATGCAAACACATCAATTATTTCAAATCTGTCAGACCCGATTGCAAACCTTGATGCTGTCAATAAACAATATCTTGACGGGCAATTATCAACAAGTATTAATAATCTGGTCGGCGGTGCTGGTCTTACATATAATGCCAACACCACGACATTTGATGCAAACGTCGATAATATCACATTAGAAATTGTCGGCGATATTATAAGAGTAAAAGATAGCGGTATTGCAAATGCTAAGATCGCTAATCCCTTTATATCTTTTGCAGCCGAAACAGGGAATACAGATATTGTTTCTCTGGGTGAGGTAATTACCTTTGCAGCTGGAGAGGGTATTGATACACAGGTAAGTAATAACCAGATATTGATTGCTGGAGAATTGGCAACCACCACAAATGTAGGTGTTGCTTCTTTTGCCGCAGCCAATTTTAACGTAAATTCAGGAGAGGTTACCGTCGCCGAAATAGACGGTGGTACTTTTTAAAAACTAGATCTATATAGATCGTGAAATGGAAAGGGCATTTATATGTCGACATTAATTAGGCTTCGCAGAAGTGCTGTCCCCGGCCGTGCACCGACTACTGCACAACTTGAATTGGGTGAGATCGCACTTAATACTGCTGACGGCAAAATTTATATTAAGAAATACGATGCTGTTGCAAATACAGAAAGCATCGTAGAGTTCAGCGCTGATCCTAATGATATCTTGGCGCTGATCAAAACTGTCGATGGTGCCAACTCTGGACTAGATGCAGATTTACTTGATGGTTTAGATTCTACTCAATTCCTCCGTTCAGACCAAGACGATACCTTACAGGGTAGTCTAGTTATTACTGGTGATCTTACTGTATCAGGAAATACGACATATGTCAATACAGAAACTATTAATCTTTCTGATAACATTATCACTCTTAATGCTAATCACACAGGCAGTCCGACTCAAAATGCTGGTCTCGAAGTTGAAAGAGGAACATCAAATACAGTAACACTTCAATGGAATGAAACTGGTGATTACTGGGAAATTGCTTCTGGTGGTATCACTGGCAGAATTCTTACTACTGGAGATGAGGGTGCTGGAAACGGTTTAGATTCCGACACACTCGATGGCCAAGAAGGCACATACTACCTAGACTATAATAACTTCTTTAATGTACCCCCTGCAACACTTGACTTGACCTTAAACGGTAAAGTTACGGGTACTGCATTCTCTAATACCGGGGTGATGACCCTTACCACAGAATTAGCAAATACTGGTGTGGTACCCGGTACTTATGGAACACCTTCACAGATCCCTGTCATTACAATAGATGAAGATGGTCGTATCACCTCCGCGGGTAATACCGCTGTAGCGGGGGTTGACAATTTTACATGGGATTCTTCGAATAACCAGTTAGTGTTGACTACGGGTGATGGTTCGATCTACAACATCTACCTGAATCAATTCAAAGATATTACGGTAGAAGATCTTACAGCCAATTCGGTCAATATCACCAATCTAGGCTTCGATACACTCGATGTTGAAGGTGATATCAGCGCAAACAATATTCACGTTACTGGAACAATTGACGGTAGAGACATTGCAGCAGATGGTATTGTATTAGATGGTCTGGCTGCCGCAACCACTACACTCAATATCTCTGGTAAAGTCACAGGATCTGCGGTATCAAATAATAATGTCATTGATATCGTTACCGAACTTGCAAATACTGGTGTTGTATCAGGAACCTATGGTACATCTTCACAAATACCTATCGTCACAGTTGATGAAGACGGCCGAATTACAGCAATGTCGAATACAGCCGTTGCTGGGGTTGATGCAGTTGAGTGGTATAGTGCAAACAGTACCCTATCGATTCAGACCGGTGACGGTTCGGTTTTCAAGAATGCGATTGATCAATTCGACGAAATTACCGTTACTGGTGATATCATCGTCAATGGTACGGTTGATGGCAGAGACGTTGCATTAGATGGTGCAAAGCTTGATCGATTAGAAGAAGATTTAACTGTCACGTTAACCGGAAAGGTGACAGGAAGCGTGACATCAAACACAGGTATTGTGGCAATTCCCACCGAATTAGCAAATACTGGTGTTACTGCTGGAACATACGGTTCGGCAATAAGGGTACCAATTTTCACGGTTGATGAAGACGGTCGAATTACCAGTGCGACTGATGTTTCTTCCCCTTCTGGAACCACAGTACAGAATGTCGATTGGTTGGTTGCGAATAATACCCTTCAAGTTTATTTGACAAACGGCACGCTGTTCAATACTCTGATAGATCAATTTACAGGTCTTGATGCAGATACTCTTGATGGTCTTCATGCAGCAGATATCACAGCAATTGCGGCAAACAATGTTGGAAATGGTACAATTTCCATTGAGGCAAATACTGGTCTTACTGGTAGTGGTGTATTCACACTTAACCAATACACTGATCTTTCGATTGATATTGCTCATGCTGATACATCCTCAGTCACAGATACGAACAATGCTGATGGAAATGTTTTAAGAAACATCACCTTTGATACATTCGGTCACGTTCAGACGATCAGTTCATTCGACCTCGATACCAGATATTATACCATCAATCAGTTAGATGGTGGTCAATTAGATAATCGTTATTATACTGAAACTGAATTAAATTCTGGTACATTGGATTTCAGATATTACACCGAAGTAGAATTAAATGCTGGTGCTCTTGATGGTCGATACTATACAGAAGCAGAATTAAATACCGGACAGCTAGATAGTCGTTATTACACCGAGACGGAATTAAACAACGGCCAATTAGATACCCGATACTATACTGAAACCGAATCTGATCAACGGTTTGTATTCAAGGCCGGCGATACAATGACGGGCGATTTGACTGTCACCGCAAACGTCGACATTACTGGAACACTCACGGCAGGAATCATTGATAGAGATCCCAATATCACCGTCGCTTTGTCTGGTGATATCGCTGGTTCTGGCAACACGACACTTACAAATTTACAGAATGGTACAATTAATATTGTCACTACTGTACAGCCTGATTCAGTAGCACTCGGTACAGACACTACCGGTGATTATGTCGAATCTGTTTCGAATACGGTAGGTATCATTATTACTGGAACGACTGGAGAGGGTGGTATACCGATTATTGGTCACGCTGATACCTCCAGTGTTATTAATGTATCAACCTCTGGTAAAGATATTATTTCTAGTGTTGATTTTGATCAGTTTGGTCATGTCACTGCACACACCACAAGAACTCTTGATTTCTTAACTGAGGCTGAACTAGACGCACGATATGTAAATGTCACCGGCGACACGATGACTGGTGATTTGATTGTAAATGCAAGTATAGAGCAAGATCATGCTCGATTTACAACGGAATCACTAACGACAACAAGTACCAGTCAAGTGGTTCTTTCTTCATTCAACGCCACGACTTATAATAGTGCTGAGGTTGTAATCACAGCAACACAAGGAATAAATAGACATATAACTAAATTGCTTATTGTTCACGATGGAAGTACTGCATCTGCCACGGAATTTGGTTCAATAGCTACTGGCTTCGATCTTGCATTATATGATGTATCGATCGGTAGTGGCAATGTAAGAATCAATGTTACTCCTGCTAGTACATCTTCAACAACATTCAAGGTAGTGACCACGCTGATTAAAGATTAAAATAAATAGATTAGTAAAAAATTAAACGCCTATCTGGGGAGAGTGAACCGAATGGCAAATGATAAAAAGTTTATAGCCAAAAATGGCCTATTGACTCCACAAAAAGCGATCATTGGATCGACTACCGATAACGGTGTAGATGAATTACAGGTTACCGGAACAAGTAATCTTGCCGGTGCTGTAACAATTGAAAACGCCACTGCATCTACGATATCACTTGAGGTCGAAAACACTGGTGCCGGTGGCTTTACCCCAACAGCAAATATTGCTAAATTTACTGGTGATATAGATTCACTCTCTATTCAAAATGTGATAGGTGGTTCTTATCGCATTACCAATCCGGGCAATAACAATAGAATAATTTTTTATAATAACACATCTGGCATTGATATTCAATATGCTGGATCAAGTCGTCTTGCAATAACTTCCACGGGAAATGATTTCTCTGGGTTGAATACCACTACTATCGATGGTAACAGAATTATCACGGTATTAGATCAGGCAAGTCAAGGTGGTTCATTTGACGCTGCTACTCTTGATCAATTAGACTCCACACAATTTGTTCGGTCAGATGAATCTGACACAATGAATGGTAGTTACATCATTACAGGCGACCTCACAGTCAGTGGTAATACAACCTTCATTAACACGGAACAATTACTTGTTGCAGATAACATCTTCACTCTTAACTCGGACTTCACAACTGGAAACCCGACCGAAGATGCTGGAATGGAAATCCGTAGAGGTGGTCAAGCAAATTCTTCGTTTGTTTGGGATGAAACGAATGATTATTTCAAACTAATTTCTGCTGGAACAGATCTTGGTCGTATCATCACCACTGCTGATGAGGGCCCGGGCAATGGATTTGATGCAGACACCGTCGATGGCTTGCATGGATATCAATTCTTAAGATCAGACGTCGACGATACCGCAAATGGCAATATTACAATCCTAGGTGGATTGACGGTTGGAGATGGTAACGGCCCTGCTCGAATCGATATGAACGGTTCTGGTCAGGCAAGAACAATCTACACAAATAACGGCGAGATTGGTTTCCTCAATTCTGGCTATAACTGGGCCGTTAAATCAGATGCCAATGGTGATCTTGAAGTAGAACGCGATGTTGAAGCAGGCAGAGATGTACTAGCAGATGGTGATGTTACTGCTCAAAATAATATTACTGCAACCACTGGAAATATTACTGCTACTGCTGGTTCTATCTCTGCTGCAACCACTGTAACAGCCGGTACAGATGTTATAGGTCAACGATTTGTAGATGCTGACGATAATGCTTACTATGCTGATCCGGCAAGTAATTCGATTTTTAGTGGCCTAGGGTTAGATGATAATCTTTTCCATAACGGTGATACAGATACCAGACTACGATTCGAAACCGATCACATCAAATTAGAAACTGGTGGTAACGTTCGATTCGATGTTAATAATTCAAGAGTATTGGCTTCACTCGACACATATGTCCCTAATCTTGTAGTCAATGATGCAATCATTCATAATAATGATACAGATACTCGAATTCTTTTTACCACTGACGTTGTTCAAATTGATACGGGTGGTAGCACAAGATTACAAGTAGATAATGCTGGTGTAGATATATTCGGCAATCTCGACGTTACTAATACAGCAACTGCAAATACAGTAATAGGTCTCACCTCGATGAGATCGCCGATTTACTACGATACAGATAATGATTCATATTTCGGTAACTTTGCTGGCACATCGGTGATGAATGATATCAGCATCGATGATTATATTTCTCATAATGGTGATGCTGATACATATTTCGGTTTTGTTGGCCCAGATCAAATCAGATTTGCTACGGGTAATGCACAAAGACTTTATATTAGTAATAGTCAGATTGAATCTTCGGTTTATTTCTATGCTCCAAGATTCGTTGATTTGGATAATAACAGTTATTATGTTGATCCAAACAGCACTTCTATTCTATCAACGGTTAATGTTGATGACTGGTTGCAACATATTGGTAACGAAGATACTCGCATAGGCTTCCCTGCAACTGATACGATCAATATACAGACTGATGGTTTCACAAGATTTATTGCCAATAATAGTCAGGTAACAGTAACCACCGATCTCAAAGTAGACGGTAACATTATCTCTGGTGGTGACGGCATCTTTGACGGTGACGTATACGCATCTAAATTCATCGATTCAGACGATAATAATTATTACGCAGACCCAAATGCCACATCCGTGATGAAGACAGTTGGCATCGATGACTACATCGTACATAATGGTGATTCTGATACCAAGATTGGATTCTTAATGAATGATACTCTGCAAATGGATGCAGGTGGAACGACAATTTTCATCGCGCAATCTACTGCAGCAGAATATTACGTCGACCTTTATGGTGAAGATGCCTATTTCAGAACATTCTACGATAATGACAATTCTGCTTACTTCTTGAATCCAGCCGAAACGGGCGTTTCTTTGAATGTTGCTGGTCTTGTAAGAACAGGAAACGGATCCGCAGCAGGCCCGGCCTATTCATTCGGCAGTGATACCAATACCGGCATGTATCGAAAGGGAGCCGATCAGATTGGATTCTCGGCTGGAGGTAACGAAGAGTTAGTTGTTTACAATAACAGAGTAGAGGCACCGGGTGAAGTTAGATCCCCTATCTTTTACGATTTAGCCACTCCAGCATATTATGGTGACTTTGCCTCAACATCTCAAATGAATCGTATCGATATCGATGATTATATTCGCCATCGAGGTGATACCAATACCTACATGGGATTCGATGCAGCAGATAGTTGGGGTGTTTGGGCCGGTGGCACGAAGAGATTAGGTATTGATACTGACTCAGCAGACTTTACTGTTGATGTATACGCACCTAAATTTATTGATAGCGATAATAACAGTTACTACCTCGATCCTGCTGATACAAGCACATCTGCCACATTGAATGGTAAGGTGTTAATCGGTAATGTCTCCGATGCTGCAAGATGGGATGACAACACGGGTAACGGTGGCATCTCGTTAATGAATCATGGTTCATATGCTTCGGGACAAAATACAACTGTAGGAATCAGTGGTAATTACGCTGGTGGTTATTCATTGATGTATCTCAATAGAATTGATCCTAACACAAATCCTTTCAATGCCGGCAATAGATACATTCATTTTTACCATGATGGAAATCAAGGTACAAATTTAAGTGGTGACAGTAGTGGTAATCTCTATTGGTTGATGCTAGCCGGTACATCGCAATCATACTGGACACAAGCAGGATCTACTATATTTACTATCAATGATAATGGTAATCTTGTTGTCGGGGGTAGTAGCCCAACGTATACAGACGGAGGTGACAATACACCTCTTACTGCAGCAATCAATCCTGCTAAACTGCACGTCAATGGATCTATCTACCTCAATGGTGCTAATGACGGTATTATCTTCGGTAGAGGAACTGCGTCATTCTTAAGAGATGAAGAACTAGGATTTGGGTGGGGCGGTGGTTGGTATATGACCGATGCTACCTAC